AACTACTAGAAGCTTATTCAGCATCTACTGATAACACCATTGATGATAAGGCAGTAGCATTAATAAAGAAAAACTTATTCCCTGGGACTAAAGATGCCTAGAAAAAAAGCAACAACTAATAAAGTCCAACAACCTAGAAAATTAGAGCCAGCTGAAACAGCTAATGTAACTAAATATCAACCTCAACCTAAAATAGGTGAACCTACAATAGGAGTAGAAGATGCTTTTGTTACTAGAGTTGGTCTTGGTAATTTAACTGTAGTAGATAACGGTAGACAAACTTACAAACCTTAATTATGAAGAAAGCCACTGAAGACCAATTCAACGAATTACATAGCCTTGTCACAGAAGAATTCCTATCACGTGTCAGAAGTGGTACAGCTTCAACTCAAGATTTAAAAGCAGCGTGTGAATGGCTTAAAACAAATGATATTAGTGGAGTAGCTTACGATGGAAACCCATTAGATAAACTAGCTAATATATTACCTAAAGTAGACCCTGACCTAATAAATCAAAGGATGTATGGCAAAATCATCAACTGAAACATATCGTACTAATGCTAAGTCTAGAGCTAAGCATGTAAAAGATAATAGCCCAGGTGGTAAGTATGCTCACTCAAAAGAGTACAAGCGTAAACATGCCGCAGCTAGAGCTAGTCTTAAAATACCTAAAGGTTCTAAAATGGATGCATCTAAACAAGCTGATGGGTCTTATAAAAAAGAATCACGAAAAACTAACCGTGGTAGAGGGGGAGCACAAAGACGTTGACCCCACTACTACTAACCCCTAAACATTATTTATACAATCTAATAACCATGACAAGTCCTGACGCTAAAAAGCTCTGGAGAAGAGCTGTTAAAGAGCACTTCAATTGTACATGTGTTTATTGTGGAAACAATTATGAATTACATCAA